TAACTAACAGTAAGGTTTTTCTTATCTCCTACTTTGTAACCTGCGGCAATTTCTAGGGCTTCAACTTCTTGTGCCTTGAAACCAATGTCCAACCAATCTTCTTTGTGAGTGCCGTCTGGAGTCTGTGCATTAAGGTCGTAACCTTCAGCAGACTTGTTGCCATACTTGCTACGCTTGTCCCACCTGTAGGTGACGGGTGCTAGGGCTTTAACAAAGTCTAAGCCAAGGTCTAGGGCTGTAAAGTCTGTCTTGTCACGCGCATCAGAGGCTACTGTCCAATCTACTTGGATGTGGGCAGAAGTAATGTTTTCATCGCCTAAAGCAAGTTGATTTGAACCAGTAGTTTGGTTGCCTCCGGGACTTCCTGTACGTCCTGCATCTGCTCCAAGGAATAAATTATTACTTCCACTTGTTACTGCAAAACCCGCTGTTTGCCCGACACAGGTGTTTTTAGCTCCTGTACAAGCTGATAATGCATATGAACCTACTGCTGTATTGTCATCACCACAATTTGCTGATAAAGCGCTATACCCCAAAGCCGCGTTACCTGCACCATCATCAGTACCATCACCCGAAAGACCGCCCACAAATGTGTTGTTTGCGCCTGTGGTTATGTCATTACCTGCATAACCACCAATTGCGGTGTTTGAACTACCTGTAGTACAAGCGGCCAAAGTCTGCGCACCAAAAGCAGTATTTAAAGCTCCTGTAGTATTAGCCGCTAAACAACCATCACCAACACCTGTCCCTTCAGCGGCTGTAGTATTTGCTCCCAAAGCACCCACACCCATAGCAACATTTGAAGCGCCTGTGGTGTTTGCGTCTAAACAATTCATACCAACGGCTACGTTACTTGTACCTGTGGTGTTTGCTTTTAAAGCCGACAAGCCAACTGCGGTGTTGTTAGAGGCGGTAGTGTTGTTTCTTAGAGCGTCTTGACCCAATGCAGTATTACTAGCGCCTGTCGTGTTTTCAAACAATGCCTTGTAACCCACTGCGGAGTTAGCAGAGGCTGTTGTGTTGCTACTCAAGGCTTGACCACCTAAAGCGGTGTTCCTTTCGCCTGTAGTGTTAGCATCTAAAGTTAAATTACCCACGGCTACGTTTTCAGCACCTGTGGTGTTTGCTCCTAAAGCATGAACACCAACTGCAGTGTTGTTTGATGCTGTAGTGTTAGCATCTAAAGAGTAAGCACCTAAAGCAGTATTAGAAGCACCTGTAGTGTTAGATTTTAAAGTATCAGTACCAAAAGCAGCATTAGAAGCACCTGTAGTATTTGCTCCCATAGAGTCAGTACCAACAGCAGTATTTTCTGCTGCGGTGGTATTTGCATCTAATGCACCTTTACCAACAGCAACATTTGAAGCGCCTGTGGTGTTTGCGTATAAAGCAGACTTACCAACTGCAACATTATTAGAGCCTGTTGTAGTGGCTCCCATGCTATCTCTACCGACTGCTGTATTACCTGCGCCGCTAGTACAAGCAACTAATGATTGAGCGCCTACAGCTACGCATGAATCAGCGACTGCTACTTTTAAGGCTTGAGAACCATATGCTGTATTAAAACTTGTTGTTGCTACAGTTGCTAAGGCTTCAAAACCACTAGCAGTTTGATGTGAGCCTGTGGTGTTTGCGGCTAAAGAATCGTAACCCACTGCTGTGTTGTTATTTGCTGTTGTGTTTGCGCCTAAAGCACCTGCGCCTATTGCAACACCATAAGAAGCTGTAGTATTTTTATCAAATGCATTGACTCCCATCGCCACGTTGTAGTCGCCAGTGGTATTACCTTGTAGTGCCTGTCCACCTACCGCAGTATTTGAAATGCCAGTGGTTGTATTTTCTAAAGATAACGAACCCACTGCGGTGTTATATGTGCCTGTGGTGTTATCTTGTAAAGCACGATACCCAACTGCTGTGTTGTTATCAGCGGTTGTGTTGTATCTTAATGCTTCCTTGCCAACTGCAACATTGTAATTACTTGTAGTGGCGGTTAGTAAAGCACCCTTCCCTATAGCTACGTTGTGAGCGCCTGTGGTTAGTGCTAAACCTGCATCTTTACCAATTCCTGTATTGTTAGAGCCTGTAGTGTTTGCCAATAAAGCACTTCTACCGACTGCTGTGTTATTAGAAGCTGTAGTGTTAGCATTTAAAGCACCTTTACCAACTGCTACGTTTTCAGCACCAGTTGTATTAGACTTCATAGAGTCATGTCCAACTGCTGTGTTGTTATTAGCTGTTGTGTTGGAGTCTAAAGAGCCTTGTCCTACTGCAACATTAGATGCGCCAGTTGTGTTGGCGTCTAAAGCATTTGCACCTACGGCTACGTTTTCTGCGCCTGTAGTGTTTGCGTTTAAGCTGTTGTAACCCAGTGCAGTGTTGTTATCTGCTGAAGTGTTTGCGCCTAAACTTGATGTACCCACCGCGACATTAAAATCACCGCCAACGTTAGCATCTAAAGCCGCCGCGCCTACTGCTGTGTTGTATGCACCTGAAGTGTTGGACAATAAGGCATCGTTTCCAATCGCGGCATTGCTAGCTCCATTAGTGTTTGCGGTTAAAGCATTTGCTCCCACCGCAACGTTGCTACTTGCTGTTGTTGCGGCATCTAAAGCGGCATAACCAACTGCAACATTGTTATCACCCGTAGTAATTGCAGTACCTGCTTCATCGCCCACGACAGTATTATAATTACCACCGCTTGCAATGCTGTTACCTGCGTTGACACCTGCGCGGAAGTTACTTGTTCCTGCTGAAGCAGTGATGATATCTGCGCCATCTGCAAAGGTGACATCTGCCGCAAAGTTTACAGCACCGTCTACGTCTACAATGTCGAGGTTAGTAGTGCCATCAATATCTATATCGCCTGATATATCCAAAGAAGCGCCTGTTAGGACTCCTGCAACGGTAAGCGTAGAGGCCATATCCACAGCACCATCGATATCAACAACGTCTAAATTAGTTGTTCCATCAACGTCTATGTCTCCAGAGATGTCTAGGGATGTACCTGTTAAAACGCCTGTAACACCTAAAGTGCCACCAACAACTAAGTTACCTGCAAGCTGAAGATCATCCATTTCATAAACAATTGCGCCTGATCCGCCGCCATTTGTTGATACAATTTTGGTTTGACCAGAAGAAATATTAACACTTGCTCCAGAACCCTGCGTTAGCGTTAACGTGTAAGATGTTTCATTACGCATTACCCAAGTGTGAGACAGCGTATTAGGGGCTAAAGTAACAGTACAAGCCTGACCGCCACCCGTTAACCGCAAAAATGTGCTTCTAAACTCATCAGAAACGCCATCTGCCATTGTTATGGTGTGAGTTGATGCATTGGCAATAGCTTCAGCGCCATGCCCCATAGCTTCGCCAATAAGTTCTAAATTGACATTAGTTTCCGTTCCCCAAGTACCCGCAGAATCACCTGTAGCAATTTCTTTTAGTCTTAGATCATTAACGTATGTTGCCATTTAAGCTACCTCTTCCCAATTAGGGGTCTGAATATTAGTAATTGCCTGCCAGTTTGGATTCTGACTGTTGCTAATTGCTTGCCAGTCTGGAGTTTGAGATGTGTTTATTAAACTCCAAACTTGAACTGATTTTGTTAATCCTTCTCCCTCAACGCCTACAGGGTATATTATTGCCTTAGATTCAGTAACAACACTTCCTTGAGATATTGTTGCACCAAAACCAGAAACAGAAACATTAGCTTTTGCCTCTACGGTTTCATCACCAAGAGCAGAAGTCCCAACAATACCAGAAGCAGATATATTAGCATCAGCCTGCACAGTTTCATCGCCAAGTGCAGATGTTCCTGCTAGTCCAGAAACAGAAATATTGTTATTAGTAATTAATGCTTCACTACCAAGAGCAGACGTTCCTGCTAACCCAGAAACCGATAGGTTATTATTGGTAATTAATGTCTCATCACCAAGACCAATTGTTGATGCAACAGCAGAAACGCCAACTACTGCAAAAGCATTAACTGCCACTGTTCCTGTAGATGTTGTACCTACATTGTTAACAACAGCAACATTAGCTTCTGCTACTACACTTTCACTACCAAGAGCAGAGGTTCCTGCAACGCCAGTAACGGTAACAGGCAAGCCCTCGCCCCATGCGAGTTCTCCCCATCCACCCCTACCAAAACCATTTACAATAGCCATGAGTTACTAGGCTATTCTGATGATTGCGTTAGATGCGTCTGCTGTTGGGAATTGTATTGTAAAGTCTCCTGCTGTTGATGTTTTATCTCCACCAAAAGCCAACACACAAACTGCTTTATCGCTGTTTGTATCGTTATATATAAGGCATCCATTTGCAGTAACCGTTGCATTGCTAAAAGTCAAATCAGCAAAATCAGTAAACGCAGTGGTTCCTGACGTTGTTGGGTTAACATTTGTTAATGCCGCACCGCCTGCGGTGTAGTTTGTGCCGCTTGCCTCATTCGTGCTAGAGTAAGCTGTTGTTGTAGCACCTAAGCTAGCCGAGCTAGTGTATAAAGCTAGTTTAAACGAATTGCCGCCTGATGCTAAAAAGTTATGCGTTCCTTCCATTAATTCTTTCTTAAATGAAGTACACATTGCCTGTGATATTGCCATTACAGTCTCCTAATAATTTCTGCTACGTCTTTCTGTTGGTTTTTTTCAAGCAAAGCAATTAAAGTTGTTCTATCGCTTTTTATTGCTTGTTCCATGTAGAACATTACAACTTTAGTTACTTGATCTTTAAAAGCTTCTGCTTGATCTTTAATTGCAGGGTGGCAATTACCACCAACAGAAACAATTCTATCTGTGGCTCTTTCTGCCCAGTGTTCAGCACTAAGGCCTTTGTTACTTGATGTTACAACATTAACAAAACCCGTTTCAGCCGATGTTATTTCAATCAATTGTTAACTCCTGCCTTGACGCACTGCGCCAGACCTATAGCTGTCTGTTGTTCCGTAACCTTCACCCAGAGTTTTCAACCTATTAACAGCCTCATCATACTGAGCCTTGTAAAGCTGTAATAGATCAGCATCTCCTTTAAGGAAGGTGTACGCTTCTACTAAACAGCCATATAATAACGCATTTTCAGCATTATCGCCTAACCAACTTGTACCTGTAGATGACACAGTAATTGACTCTGGTCTATAGAAGTAATGCAACTCAGCGGTAAACGATGCGTTTGGCGTTGGCGCAACCATAATAGTGTTTTCGTTAAAAATTGCATAATACTTGGGAACACCAGTTACCGAGCTTGACGGGTAAGCTTCTCTAATAAAGTTAACGTCTTTGTTCAAAAGATACTCATACCCACTGTTATCAACAGCTAAAGAATAAACGCCTAAGTAGTCGGTAGGCGCAGACAGGTATTGATTATCTGCTGTTAAAGAACCTGTTACATTCTTCCTAAAGTCAGGAAGTTGTACATCTTTTATTATTCTTTCTTCAGCTTGCGTAATAATATTAGGCAAGTTATCTACAAACGTAGCTTCAGTTGTTTCCAGATAGTCTTGTATTGTTTCTTTTAACGTAGTGTATGTGAATGCCATTAGCCTATTACCACCTTAACTTCTCCTACATTACATTCTATGTCTAGTCCTACTGTATGGCTACCTAACTCGGTAACTCCTCCGCCAACAGGGTTAAACGCAAATAAACGCCGACTTTCATCTAAAGCCCTATCTGGTCGAGGGTTTCTTAAAGACTGATCGTCAGATATACTAATTTTTCCAAGCTGTAGCTGAGGCTGATCAACATCAACAACATCTTTTCCAACCAAAAGCCCATTCCATCTTTGGTTTTCAATTTGAGGAACAAGGTCTGTTAGCTTGTAACGAAATCCGGTTCTGTCGCAAAAACCAAAAGCTCTTTTACCTTTTGATGCGGTCAAAACTTATATCCTCCCGGAGTTACAAACAATGAGGCTTTCTCTCTGTCTGCGTCTGCGGCAAGATTCCATTGCTCCTCATACTCTGATTTTAACAAAGGAGCTTTTTGATTTGCCTCAACGTACTTAACGCTAAGGTGATATGCAAGTCCTGCAACTAAGCAAGGCAGAAACCTTAAAGGAACATCCATGTTGTTAGAGGCAGGTGATCCAGTATCTTCAACTCTTTGCATAAAATAGTAAACAAGAGTGTAAGTTTCTTGGCTGTCAGGAACAGGCCATAAATTAATAGTCACCGCGCTAGGATCTTTTTCTAAAAAATACTGAAGAGGTTTCCCTTCTGTTAACTTGTTAGATAGATGAGCGTACTGACTTACCGATATTCTTGTTAAAGTCTGGTCAAACTGACTGGTTGTTTCCCCAGAATCAGTTCTTACAAACGCTTCAATAATATCAAGAACATCTCCATTAAGGGTATACGATCCATCTCCGCTAGTAAGAGCTTGAGTTCCCTCCTGTACTGTCCAAAGGTTTAAGCCTCTATTTTGCCATTCAAGCATAAGAAGGTTAATGCTTCTCCTAGCAGTCCTATAGTCATAACCGCTACGCAACTCTAACCCTGCTCTCTCAAATGCTTCTTCGATAGCATCCCCGAGATCCAAATTAAAAGTATATGTTCCGCTAGTTGCCATGTTTATTTCCTTCTTGACTTAGCCCCAGAGCATTTCCATCTTTTACGACTTAAGTTGTTGGGAGTATTGGGATCGTTTTGTTTTTTCTTGGAAAGTCTTTTTTTAATTCCAAGGCTTCTTGCACAGTAGCTATCTCCTTTGGATGTTCCTGCTCTAACTCTTGGGCCGCCACCCTTGGCTTTTCCTGCTTGGCCGTAACTAACTTTTTTCCCTGAAGAGGTTACTTTAACCTTTGCTTTGCCTTTTGCAGGCTTACCGCCCGCCATTACTTTCCTACCTTTTTCATTGCTTTTTTGTGCGATTCTGAAAAAGATATTCCAGACCTCATAGAACGCTTCATTTCTGCCATGTGTTTTGCAGAATGATGAACAGAATGTTTCCGCAAAGTGTCTTTTTGTCTTTTAGTTAAGACTTTTGCTTTTGGTTTAGCTGTTTTTTTTACCATGATTAGTCCTATAATTAGCTATCTCATCTTGCAAGCACGAACGCCTTTTTTAGCTATGCCTGAGCCTCTAACTCGCCCGCCATGAGACATTGTTGTTTTTGCAACTTGGTTTTTTACAGGCGCATCTCCAGAAGTATTTTTAATTTGTGCTAATTTTTCGGCCTCAAGCTTCTCTAGAGCTTCTTTTTTCTTTTTATCTTTTTTCGCGCCATAATAATCAACACCCGCACCAAGAAGTCCGGGAATTGACCCTTGACTCATTGCATATACAGGGCTAATTGCTTTTAAAATACTTTTTGTTTTATTGTCCATTGCAAATACCTTATGTTAATTTTCTTGAGTTTCTAGACCTATTAGACTTAACAGAAGCTACTCTAAGGTTTTTTGAGCTATTGTTACTTGTGTTTCTATCTCTGTGGTCAACGTCTTTTCCGTCACCCCTAGAAACAAGACCTTTTTTTTCCATCAGTTTTCTAGCTTGATTTCTTTGCGCCCGCCGTTTTTTTTCTTTAGGCTTTGAGTGAAAGTTTTTATATTCAAGCTTGTAGTTTCTAGCCATAAGACTTTAGCACTTTTAAGATAATACTGTAAGTATCGCCACTACTATGGCCTACAGTGGTAAACTGAATGTCTCCTGTTACTCCGCTACCTGCGTTATTGGGTATGCCAGAAAAACCAGAAAAGTCTAAATCATCAGAATAGTCAGCAAGTATATGCCATGCTAATACATCAGTAGAAGCATCAAATAGCACCTTAACGCTCATTCCTACAGTGCTATACCAAATATGGTCTATAGCAACTTTTGTGCAAGATTGGCCTGTCATCGGATCTTTGGTTAATCCTGAAACGTCAATTTTAGTTACTGCCGATTCACCTGTGCCATCACTGACATTAGTGAACTTAAATGTGGCATATTTTGCCCCATCTGAAATTGTTTGTGTTGCAACTGCATCAGCCATCACATTCTCCTAAAAAAAAGGGGTGTACGCCACCCCTTACTAAACGGCGTATTAAGCAACCGTTGCTATTGGTGTAGATAGAACAGTAGTAACCCATTTAGAGTTTGTTCCATCATCTGAAGCGCAAACCATAGAAACTCTAGCGTTTGCAACAGTTGAGTTTACTAGCGTCAAAGTGTCTCCCGCTACATCACTTACTGCGTTAGCCGCTGTTCCTGCAACTAAAGAAATCATTGCTTGGAAATCTGATACAGCAGAACCGGGAAGTACAAAAGTAGTTGTAGTACTACCGCCGACAGCTACAGTCAACTGGAACTCATAGTGAACTCCTACGTTGTCAGTAGATAAAGCAGGCAGATTAATAACATTGTTTGCGGTTCCGTCAATCAAAAACAAAGTTCCTGACTGAGCCGCTGTTAAGGTAGCGTCTAATGCGCTAGAAGTATTCCAGTCAGAGTTAACTGCTTTTCTGCCAGTAATAGTTCCGCTAACAACAGCATTAGTGCCGTAAGTAGAATTGGTAGTGACTGCACCAGTAGTGCTATTTTTAGAAATGCTTGAAAAACCATTTTCGGAGCGAACTGCTCCAGTATAAGTTGTAGTACCCATGTCAATCTCCTGTCTTGGGTTAGTCTGCTGTTAAGCAGTCAGGGATAGTTAATAATAACGTGTTAAAAATAAAAAAAAGGGGCTTTTACACCCCCTTTCAGACTTAGCTTGATCCCGGAGAACCATAAATGCCAAGTGGATCGGATACACCGAATGAGTAACGCTCACGAGCTTTATAGCGAACATTACCAGTATCGAAATCTCCATCCATACTAGTTTCAAGAGAGGTACGCTCAAAATGCTTCATTCCGTTAGGAATGTCCGTAAGGATAAAGAAAGCGTTGTTGTCAGTCAGATAGTGATTGACTGCATAACCTTCTGGAATTGCACCCATATTACGGATAGCATTAATGTCGTTATCAGCAGTTGCAACACGCTGAGTAGTCTCTAGAAGACGATCTGCCGTAAACATCAAGGCAGGTGGAACGATCAAACGAGTAGGACGAGCCGCAATAAGCAGTCCGCGCTCATCAGTGTAGCCTGCAATACTAATAATTGCATTCTCCAAAGATGTTTCGTTTAAGTCAGCCGCAGTCGCAGGACGGTTGCTGTTAAAGCCGCCACCTACAGTTGGGTGTCCACCACCACCAGTAACACCATCTCCAACAGCAGTGAACAGGTTTACACCATCACCAGACTGAAAAGAGTTAGTAAAACCGTTGTTTAGAGGGTTAACCGACTTAACTTGCTTAGTGTAAGCCATACCACGAGCAAGACCTTTGGTGTAACGAGCAGATAACGAGTCATACAAGTTATCTTCCATAGCCTCTTCGGTAATAGCAAAACCCATTGCAATAGTTTCGTGGTTGTAGCGAGCAGAGAAAGACTCTTGTGCTGAATCATAAGAGATTGCAGAACCTTCGTTTTTAACTGGAGCCGCTCCAAAACCGCTCAACTTAGTTTCTTCTTCAAATGAACGATCAGAACTCTCTGTATCATAAATAAGAGTGTGCTCGTCATCATATTTTTCATACTCAATGCCAAACAGGGCGTTAAGGCCCGGAAGTAGCTCTTTGAGCATTTGTGCGCGTGAAATAGCCATTTCTTATATCTCCTTAAACGCCAGTTGAGTTGCGGTACGCATGGTCGCCTGCATTATAAATGCAAAGAACATCAGTATACGCATCACC